CTTGGTTGCCATCGTCGTCAGTCGTCACATCGACCTTGCCCACGAACTCAAGACGGGTGATGTCACTGTCGAAGTTGACGCGCTGGAACATGGTGCGGGTGTAGGCACATACTTGTTCTACGAGCGTAGATTTACCTGTGCCTGTGTGACCAACCAGCCATGCGTTCTTGTTCTTCTCACGAGCCCAGAGCAAATCTGCCAGCGCATCTACGTCGAACTTGAAATACTGCATGATGCTGGGCACAAGCGGGTTGATGCCATCCCAATCGTATGCGGTGATGTCGAAGTCGAGCAGCTTGTCCTTGAGGTTGAACACATCCTGCGCATTCATCCGCACTGGCTTGCCGTCTGGGATGTCACCGCTTGCTTGAACTGGCTGCGGTGCTACTGCCGTCGTAGCTGGGCGATTGCGCAGCTCCTCCAGCTCCTCGAGCACCGTTGCGATGTTCGTCACCTTGCCAAAGGTCGCCTTGTCCATTGCCATATTGGCGATGTTGAGCATGTCGTCGTTGAACGCTACGCCATGGCTCGATGCGGGTGGTGTAGGCTCCGCTACAGGATCGACGTTGACATACTGTGTGATGTCTAGGTCTGTCTGAGTGAGTGCTCTGGATTTTCTGAAATAGGGCCACGTCTCTTTATTGTCTGCGTATTCATCCGCTGCCTCGAAGCAGGTCTGAGTAAATTCCAAACCAGAGCACGAATTGGTGGCCTCCATGTTGATAAACATTACCAGCGCATCGGTCGTCATGCGGTCAAGGATTTGGTTGAACGTAACGCTCGCGATCTTCTTTGATCCGGGAGCATCGCCGTTGACGAGCTCGCTGTTGCGGGCAGCGTCTACGAGGGCAGAGGTGTCACAGTTGCGCAACTGCGCCTCGATGACCTTGCGCAAGATGCGCTGTGCGTCTTTGGTTGAGTTGTTTTCGATGATGTTTTGAATTGTGATAACTGACATATGATAACTCCTATCGTCAGGTTGCGTATAAGACACAACGAAAGATGTGTCAAGTTTGTGCTAGGACAGCACTAAAAAGACCGCCGGAATAAACCGACGGCCTCAATCTCTTTTTATCCTAATGACCTTTGGTCTTTGTCGCGCAGGGGCGCGGGAGGTTTTTATTTTGGGTCGTCCTCCTTGTCCTCAATCGTAATCCCGGCATCGCATTGCTCGCACCACGGCGACCAAAAATCCTCGCCAAGCACCCAATCTTGTTTGCGGTAATCCCACTTTGCGAGTGCGTCGTAGTAAACATCTTCGCTACCGCACTTGTTGCATACCTTTGTGATCTTCTTCATGCTGCGTCCTCCTTCTCCAAGCAATCGACGCACCATATCTGCGTGTCGTCGTGCTTCGGGTGGTCCCATTCAATCGTCGGCGTATCGCACACGTCGCACTCAATCGCTTGGCAATCAGCGCACAACCATCCAACATCCGCGGGTATGCGGTTCACGAATTTACCGCTGCCCCATGCGGTGCTGTCACCGCAATCGTCGCATGTCTCTGTCATGTGATTGTCTCCGTTTCATAGCGCACATCAAATCCCATCTGTTCGATGGTCTTGAGCACGAGCGTTGATATTGTTTTGGTTCCTGCGATGTTCGCAAAGTGGTGCGCGGTATCGCAGATCGGGTAGATGAGTGGCTTGCCGTAGACGTGGCGCACTTTGACTGTGACCTTCATGCTGCGTCCTCCTGTGCTACTGCGGCTGTGTTCATCTTGTGCATGAGGCGGTCGTAGACATCCCAGCGATCCTCGCCGGTGAAGTCGCCGACCACGCGGCAAAGCGCGATAGCGACCGGGTAGTTGCGTTCGTGTTTTTCTGTGGAGCCAACGGCCTTGCGAATGTAGAAGCTCGCTCGGGCTTCGATGACGCGGGTGTATGCTTCGATTGAGTTTTTCATATGTAGTTCTCCTATGTGTGGGTTGGGTTATTCGACGTAGTGGTCGTAGAGGTCAGGGTTGACCCACGGCACGAGGACGCACTCGCCTTTGAGGTATGTGCCGTCCACGGTACGGGTGACTTCACCGCAGCCTGTGATGTAGTTGATGCCAAGCCATGCGATGAGCAGGCCACCGAAGCAGCCGGCCAACGTAGTTGCGATGATGCGGGTGATCTCGACGCGAAGCTCGAGTTGACGACGTGATTGGATTGATGCGTATGCCATGTGCTCAACCTCCAAAGCGTGTGAACGTCATGACGAACTGGTCGTCGTCGCCGCAGAACTCGCGCAGGTCTTGCTCGCGCTGCTGGGTTACGGCCTCGAGGCGTTCGGTCTCGGCACGGACGAAGGCGCCTATCGCTTGCCAGTTGTCGCAGGGATCGTCGTGGCGGTCTGTGTTTGCGTGTGTTTGACGTGGTTGCATGGTGTATCCTCCTCATGCGTTGCTGTGCAAAAGCGCACAAAAAAGCCGCCCTCAATCGGGGCGGCTCCTGTTGTGTGCTCTCGGGTGGATTAGCGCGTGACGTAGGCTGCGATCAGGTCGGACAGCTCGGCACGCTCGTCCTTGGACATGATGCGCTTGGACACGAGTGCGTTCATGCGCTCGACGGGCAAGACGAGTTTGCGCTTGGCAACGTGCGCCTTGACGGCCTTGACTGCTGCCTTGGCGTCGGCCTTCGGCTCGTCTGCACGCTTGCCTGTGAAGGCGTAATCTTTGTCGATGCTCTTGGCCTTGAGGCCTTCGGCCACGCGGGTCCATCGTGCGAGTGCTCCCTTGCGGATGTTGGCGCGTGAGGTTTTTGCTTCGCAAACGGCGAGGCCTTGTGTCTGCGTGATCTCGCCTGCGTCGATGGCGGCGATGAAGTTTGCTACGGTGAGGCCAGATGCGTATGTGTGTGCGTCAAATTTGGTCATGATGTCGTCCTTTCATGTGTGCAGGTCATGCACGGTCACACCCTCCGAGACATTCGGGGGATGGTCAGCTCGATGCCGACACCCCAACTTGATCCTAGAAGTTTACTTCTGTTGCGCTGGCGCACGGGACGACGCGACGCGACACGCCTGCGTATTGTGAGGGCATGACACGAGCGAACCCAATTTTCAGAGCCGAAATCAGGGCTTTCCGAAACGTCTACGCGCCTACGGGAACCCAATCAGCCCCTTCATACGGGACAAAAATCCACGAAAAAACAACACATTGCGCGAAACGGTGACGAAAACGGGACAAAAAGATAGATAGGGGGGGCTACCCCCCGACCCGCGAAGTGCATTTTCGCCAATCGCCATCTCGGGCCACCCGAGAAATGTGAGCAAATTTGAAAACGTCAGGATCAAAATCAATGAGCACGCCAAGAAAGCGCAAAAACCCTAAATGGCAGCAAAACCCAGAGGCATCCAAGCTCACGCCCCTACAGGTTTCGCAGCTTCGCCGCCGTTTATTCGAGCATGTTGACGATCAGGTAGACGAAGCCCACTCAGTAGTCATGGGACGCAAGCAATGGTCGCCCACACAGGCCCGTGTCTTCTCCACAATGCTGAATAAGGTCATGCCTGACCTCACGGCGTCGTTTACCCAGCACGAACACACCATCTCCGACGCACCAGAGAAGCTATCCCGCGCCCAGCTAGAGGCTATCGCTTCCACAATGGGCGACATCATCGAAGGTGAAGTTACAGAGGAGGAGGATCAATGACGCTCACCCCCCAGAAAGCTGCCCGCCATCTCCTAAAGCTCAAGGCCGCAGAGGATAACTTCCTCGGGTTCGTCAAAGCCGCCTTCCCCACTTGGGAGCTCCCCGACTTCCACCTCAAGATGATCGACGCGCTCGACAGATTAGAGAAGAACACGCTCACATCCCACTTCGGCCTCACTCCATCTGAGTGTGAGGGCACCAAAGAAGTCCCTGTCCGAAATATTCTCATCACGATGCCGCCTCGCCACGGCAAGTCCACCTACGGCTCTGTCATATTCCCCGCCTACTTCATGGCGAAGAAGCCCTCGCGCTACATCATGTCCACATCCTACAACTCCCAACTGGCAACCGATTTCGGGCGCCAAGTGCGCGACCTTGCCAACGAGCCTATCACCAAGCAGGTCTTCCCCGACTTTGAGATGAGCCAGGACAGCCGCGCCGTAGACCAGTGGCGCACCACAGCATCGGGCGCTGCCTACTTCATCGGCGTAGGTGGTACGACTTCGGGCCGCGCCGCCAATCTCCTACTGCTCGACGATCCCCTCAAGTCACGCGAGGAGGCTGAGAGCGCAACCCAGCGCAACAAGATTTGGAATTACTACGTCTCCGCTCTATCCACCCGCCTTCAACCCGACATCGACAACGTACCGCCGGCCCAAATCGTAATTCTTACGCGCTGGCATCCCGACGACCCTGCGGGCCGTCTTATGGAGACGGAGGATTGGAAGGAAGGTCGCTGGATACACATTAACTTCCCTGCTGTCTCTGAGAAGCGCGGAGAGCCGATTTCACGCTCTTATTTGGCTGCGGATCACCCTGACTACCTCCCACCGAACGAGGCGTCCAAGATAACCAAGCGCAAGCGTTTCATTTACAAGACGGAGCGCACGGCCCTTTGGCCCGAGCGTTTCCCCCTTGAGGAGTTAGAGCGCCGCGAACGCCTTAACCCTCGCGAGTTTGCCAGTCTTTACCAGCAATCCCCTTTCATCCAGGGCGGCAACTTAATTAAGTCTAACTGGTGGCGAACTTATCCGCCCGATATGAAGCCTGAGCGGTTCACATCCCTCATCATTGCCGCCGACACGGCGTTCAAGGCCAAGCAGAACAGCGACTACAGCGTAATGATGGTCATGGGCCTCGACAGCAACGGCGACATTTACATCGTAGACGCCATCCGCGACCGCTTTGAGTTTCCAGACCTCAAGCGTCGGATGATTATGCTCAACACTGAGTGGCGTGGCAGAGGTCTTCGCGGCATCTACGTCGAGGACAAAGCCTCTGGGCAATCCCTGATCCAAGAGCTCAAGCGCGAGAGCGGCGTATCGGTCATTCCCTACCGGGTTGCTTCTGACAAAGTGTCCCGCCTCAACGCTGTACTCCCTCTCATCGAAGGTGGCCGCGTATTTCTGCCCGAGGTAGCCCCATGGCTCGATCCTTTTATGGATGAGTGCCAGACTTTCCCCTCTGGAAAGCACGACGACATGGTGGACGCCTTATCCATGGGCTTAGACGTACTGGCCCGCACTTCCACAACGGGTTCGTATTACGTCCCTCCCGCCTTCAGCACGGACGACAAGTCATCTTTGTTTATCGCAAAGTCGGACTTGAATGTTTCCGGCTCGCAGTGGCGCGGTTGGGGGGAGTGAGGACGACGGGCCTCATTAGATAAGAGTAAATAGAAAACATGGCCTCTAATTACACCAACTACCGCGCAGAGTTCACTCCATTGAACGACGGCATTGTCGTTGATCTTTCTGAGCACGCTGACGCGCTAACCCAATACGAAGACATCTCCGCTCTCCTTTCTGATGAGCAGGAGCAGCGTCTTGTCCAGTACGTTAAGTCTGCGATGCAGATGTCTTACGACCGCATCTCTCGACGCTACGACCATTGGAAGCAGGCCGACCGCGCCCACGACGTTTATGTTCGCCCGGACGCTACATCTTTCAAGGAGAAGGCGGTCATCGCGGATACTCGCGCCATCGCCGACACTGTTCTTACATATTTGATGGCTGCTCTTACGGGCCGCAATCCTATGTTCCAACTTGAAGGTCTCAACCGCAAGTCTCGGAAGTCTTCCGCGATCATTGAGCGCCTTCTCCACCAGCAAATGCGCCGGACGGCAGGGGAGGCCCGAATTGCCCAACACCTTTTGGACTGTATCAGATACGGGTATGCGCCCACCAAAGTCACATGGAACGCAAACACCCGATCAAACGAAATCACCAACTTCGACCCGCGCCGCGTATTCCACGACCCCCGTGTCCAGTGGGGAGATTGGGAGCGGATGCAGTACATCATCTTCTCTGATTTCTCATCTTATGACGCTCTCCTCCAGACAGGCTTATACCCCAAGCTCGCCAAGTACCCAGCCCTCCGCAACCGGCTCACACCTCCGGCTGGTGGGTGGGACGGACACCGCTGGCACGCCGAGGCTGGAAGAGGACTAAGCATTGATCCCGCTGAGAGGAACCGCCGAGAGAACGGCGGCTCTTTCTTCACATTGGGTGACAGCCGCATCGTAGACGAGTGCTGGATACGTTTGGCCGGCTACGAGGTAAACCTACCGCAGCTTGACCATCTTTACATGGTCGTAACCATTCTGGACGAAGGCGTGGTCATCCGGGCCCAGCTCAATCCCTACGGGCGGCAGTTCCCTACGGTCATCGGCGGTCTCTACCACGACGCTCACAAGACCTACGGCCAGTCTCTCTACGACTTGCTACTTCCGCTGCACGATATTTCGACTTGGCTATTGCGCTCTCGCATCGACAATGTTCAAGCGAGCCTTACCAACTTGATCTTTGCTGATCCTACCCAGATCGCGATCAATGATCTTATTGACCGCAACCCTCACGGCATTGTTCGAACGATG